CAGGTTTGCCTGCAGACAACGGGAACGACGACATGACACCAGCAACCCAGCTGTCATCACTTGCGTGTTGCGGGTCTAATTCGAAGTGCAGCCAGTCACCCCAGCCACCGCCCTTAATAACACCAGGCCGGTACACCTTCCAGTCGTCACGGTCACATTTCCAGCCCCTACCTGCGTCACCATATTCGTAGTCTGCGAGGTATTCCAGGCCGATATCGTCAGCGACCGCAACTAGCCAGTCAGCGACCTTCAGCATGTCCGCACGTGAACAGCCAGGGCGACCATGATAGGCACGCCTAGACAAGTCACACGCCCTACCTGTTGCGTGAATTGACCAGCCCGACATTTTTTGGCTGTTCTCTGCGCCCCGTTTTTTGCGTTTCACAAACGTGCCGTTATTCCACACCCGCTGACCTGACTGTGTAGCCATAGCCTGCACGAACGCCTCTAACCCTGGCTGCTTACCTGTAGCGAACCCGTCAAACCCTGTGTAGTCCCTCACTGGTCAGCCCCTTTTTTAGCGAGCACCTGTTTACTGGCTGCTTTCACGACCGCTAAACCTGCGCCGATACCTGCAGCAAGGGCAGCTTTCCAACCTGCCCCAACCAGATAACTAGCGATACCGGCCTGCACCGCTGTCGCTACTGCACGCTCCAGGTAGTCAATCATTTGTTCACGTGTCACGTTCTCTACTCCTAATCACTGTACGTATCTCAATAAGTGCTTCACTCAACTGTTTTAAACCTTCACGTGTTGCTGCTGAATCCTCACGGATAGCTTGCAGCCACTCGCTACGTTCGGCCTTAGCCTGAGAAAGTTGACTACGTAACAGCTGCCACATAAGGCCACCGAACAGGGCAACCCCGCCCAGCTCTGCGAGAGCCTGAACCACGCTGTCATTTGTCACGCCTAGATTTTATCAACCTGATGACATTTGTACCGTGTACCGCTGACACCATAGCGAACACACCGGCACCGATTTTTGCCCAGGGTCGAACCGCAACACCCACGTCAACGTGGACAGCGAACGCTGCATAGATAGCTGCAACACACGTGATAGACCCTGCTGCAGCCAACAACGCCTGCCGGACTTCCCTGGTCAGTTCGTGGCGGTCTGACACCTGGCTACCTAACACCAGCAGTGTTGCTGCTGACACCAGTAGCAGGGCTGCGCCTGCAGCGTCACTTAACGTGTACAGCACGCCTAGCCCTAAACAACCTAGAGAACACTGCGATGGCTATCAGTGGCAACGCCACCTGGCTGGCCTGCTGGCACAGCTCCGCAACGTTTTCTGACCAATGATCCCATATTTCTACGTCATACTGCCTCAGTGTGTAGGCGGTGGCGTACCACACGTTAGACGTACACCACACGAACACGACGAGTAGCAGGGCAGATACTTGCCACATGGCACGAACATGCCACGCCCACACTGCAGCCACTGTTGCGCCCGCAACAGCACCTGTGCCTTCAATAAACCCTGCGACAACGTTCACTAGTTCGTTGACCCTATTAGCCCGACCATGACAATGAGGCCGAACGTGAACAGCAACACGCCTGCACGCATCATGACGGCGGGATGTATTCGGGTTGCGGCGGGTCGTCACGCAAGTCTGTTGGTGTCAACATGTCGTGACAGCCCCCGCACTCAACCTGTTCGGGTGCGCCCAACACGTTGTAGGTCACGCCTGCGTTAGCGCATCCGTCAGCGTTACAAATGACAGTTACCATCAGAAAGCCTCATAAATCAAAGTTATGTTAAAAGAATCGCCGCTCGTCCACGTCATCGGCTGAGTAGCGTTTACGCCTGCTTCTCTTACAAACGTCCCTGACGAATTCATAATAAACAATGTCGTGTACGACGTATTGACGCCAATACTTAACGGCCATAAATCATAGGTAGCGGTACCAGAGTCGTTGATCTGACCGAAACCCATACGAGCATTAAACGAATTTCGAGCCTGTTTCGGCAAACTCATATTAGACGCAACAGTCGGGTTTAACGAACCCGTAGAACCCAACGTGAAGAATCCGTTAACGATTACAACTTTGTTTATTTCTGTGTATCTGAAATCGAGCGTGGAATTTCCTATTGTTATTTGACTAAACGTCGGAGTGTATGAAGTCCATGCGCCAATAGCGTTAAGGTCGGCTGCGGTCAACACGTCACCCGCTGTGAAGTCGCCTAATGCTGTCATAGTTTTATCCTAGTCTGTTCTGATCCAGCACGCCGAGAACGTCACTGTCAAGCGTGAATGACTGGTAGTTAGCTGCCGGTAATAGGTCTAGCACTATGGTGGTGTCACGTGGCGTGGCGTTAATCGTGCGACCCACGATCACTGAGCCTGTGGTAGTGCTCGCTGCGCCGGTCGGTGTGTAGTCGATATCGCACACCTGCCAGAATCCGTCAGTCACGTCTAACAGGTCGTTAAACACGCTGGCGGTAGGTGTAGACGATGCTTTAACGGTGAGCTGTTCAGGTTCATAGGTTATTTGGCTCATACGTGCAATAAGGTTGTCAAGGGTGTCTGTCATTGGCTGGTTAAACGCCACATATTCGAACCCTGCAGCGTCGTTTGTCAGGCTGCGTTTACCGTACTTGTCTATTTGCCCCTGGTCAGCTCTGTTGATTGTTGCTGTGTTCGTTGACCCGCCTGACGTTTCTTGAATGGTGGCACGTATGTGGTTCACCATGTTGTCGTTGTTGAACCCTGACGTAAGCAAGTTTATTGGTAGCTGCCCGCCGGTAGGGGTTTCTCTGAACTGGTAGGTGCGGGCACCGCTGTCTGTGCGTGTCAACTGGTCACCGATCAGCCCCATGTGGTACACAGCGTTACCGCTGTCAGCTTCAATGGTGGTCGCCCACATAGCCGACGGCACTGCAGCTAAATAGCCTGGGCGCAACACGTCCGCTAACGGTCTGCCTGCTTCTACCTGCGTGTAGTCGTTGCCCCAATCCAGGGTGCTGGTCGCTAAATCAGGGTCAAGAGATGCCGGTAAATCAAACGGGTTGTACGGGGTTATACCGTAGGTCTGGCCTAACGCCGGTAGTTGTCGGCTGCTGTCTGACGTGAATTCCCAGATAGCTGCCTGCACGTTTTCATACCACACACTCTGCCCAGGGTTCACGACGTAGTTCTGTGTAGCCCGACCGAACACACTAAACCAGTCACTAGCGAACACTGTGACAGTGGAATACACCCCATTATCGTTCACAATGAAATCGTCAACGATGCCGTGAAACACGTCGGCTGTGCCCGCTGAGATAAATACGCCTTGCTCAAACCAGTCCGTGTTGGCGTAGGTACCGCCCCCGCCTGGGGTTAGCTCACCGTCATAGTTTTCTAACGTGATCTGGGCACGCCCAGACCTGTGACGCATAAACCTGGCCTGTTGCACAACCTGCAAACCCTGGCAGCGATCAGTGAAATCTGTAGGTGACGCAACGCCACCGATGCTGATTTGCCAGCTGATATCGGCCATTAGCGCACCGTTGAGCTAGTCGAAATGTCTAGGCTGCCGTTTCGTTTCGCTTCACCAATTAACCCGTCAGTGACCCAGGTCGGGTCGGTGCCTGCAGGCATGTTTACTGTCAGGTTAGTCGTGTTGCTCACTAGGCCGTCGCTTGCGCCCATTCCTGATGGTGCCACAATGCCCATAGCAAGAATGTCGCTAGTGCTGGTCGGTACAGCTAGACCCTGGAACCCTGGTGCGAACCCTTGCGACAGATATGCGTCAACTTTTGCGAGCAGCTCTACCGCATAGTCAAGGTCACCTGTGTCTATCTCCAGTTTCAACACCTCTAGGAAACTGTCAGAAAGGTCGTCACGTTCCTCACGCAACTGTCGTAACGCTTCGTATGCTTCGTTCTGCAGTTCAGTCCACTGTTCGGTGCCTTCACGTACACCGTTTAACTGTTCAGCGATCTGTGTTAAATCTTCAATGAATTCGTCAGTCGCTGCCTGCCGGTCAAGACTGTCAAAAAACTTATCAAGTCTGCTGGTGGCGGTTTCTATGCCTTCGTTCAACGGGTCGAACGCTTCGTCAACCCTGCCCAACGTGGTCGCCAGCTCGCTTGATTCGTCTTTCACCTGACGCACCGAAATTTCGAACCTGCCCATAGGCTCAGTGCCGTAGTCAACTTCGTCGTTCACTTTCACGATCTCACCCAGCATTCCACCAACCTGGCCTGCAGCAGTTTCAGCTTCTTCACCGAACTGTTTAATTTCGGGTATATCGACACCAGGTATTTTGTTGATTAGCCCTATCAGCTGGTTAATGCCGTCAATCGCACCGTTAATCAGGTTTCTGAGAGCACCCCATGCCTGTTCAAACGCCCATTTCACAAGGTCAACCGTCTTGCCAATGATGTCAAATTTCATTTGAAGAGTGACGAGGGCAGCGATAATGGCAATGATGATGCCGACACCTGTAGCGACCCACAGGGCGGTGAACGACCCTGCTAATACACCGTTCAGAATGGTGGTCAGTGACTGTATGGCGTTGTAGACAGCCATAGCAGCGTTTAACGCAACGATTGCTGCAGCAGCCGTGCCGATAACACCGCCGATAATCAAAATCAGTTCAGTGTTTTCTGACACGAACGTAGCCAGGCTCTGCAACTTCGGTAACAACTTTTCAAGGATAGGCAGCAACGCCTGCCCTATGGATTCTTTCGTGTTGTCTAGCTGTATTTTCATCAGCTTGAATTTGCCTTCAACCGTTTCGGTTGATTCGGCTGCAGCCCCGCCGAACGTGTCGGCCAACTGTCCTAGCACCTCGTCAGTGTCAGCACCGCTAGCGATCACGTCAGTTAGAGATTTGTCTAACTCTTTTAGTGGTGCGACTTCGCCTTGAATGGCTTCCTGCAATGCTTCGGTCACGCCTTCAAGGTCTTTGCCTGTACCGGCTGCAACGTCAAGGGCTAACGCCATCAGTTCTTGTGATTCGGTTACGTCACCTGTCGCACGCACCAGGTTGGCGAACGCTGGTCGTAGTTCTGCGTCAGTGACCCCTGCAGCTAGTTCGGTTTGTGCGATATATTGTTCGACCGCTGCGACCTGTGCGTCGGTTGCGCCTGTGGTGGCTTCTAGCTGGCGTGCCAGTTCTGCCTGTTGTGCAGCATCTTCGGCTGCAGCTTTTAACGATAACCCTGCTGCAGCTGTCAACCCGCCTAACGCTGCGGTAGCGGGAACGAACGCTTTTTTGAGTCCTGCCCCAACCTTTTTAGCGGTCGTGTCCAGGTTCTTGAACTCTTTAATGGCACGGTCAAGACCTTTAGATTCGAACTCTGTAACTAACGGGATACGTGCCACGTCACGCTGCCTTTCCTAGAGTGCGTTCTAATTCTTCTGACCACATATCTATGACGTGCTGCAGCTCACGGTTCAAGTAGCCTAGATTCGCTTCTACTGCAGGCCACAAATAACGCCCCTTTAGCGGTTCGCCATACCTGCGGTCTAGGTTGCGTATAAACGCCCTGCCCCTCGCAGTGTCGGCTGCGGGGTGTCGGCCTGCGTTCTCAAACACTGCGCCTGCAGGGTTTTTTTGGTTTATAGCAAGCAGGTTGATTTGACCACGTGACGATTTGCCTGCCCTCACGTCAGTAGTTGCGGTGATACCCGTCACAGCTTTACGTGACCAATCTAAACGCTCACCCCACTGCCCCCAGTTCGACAGTGGCCGTTGCGCCGGTATGAGTGCACGTGCTGTTTGCACGACAGGTTTAGCAACGTGGCGCATTTCTCTAGGCAGCATACGTGCAAGGTCTGGCTCTACTTTGCGTAGATATATCACCAGCTCACCTATGTCGCCGGTATCCATATCTAGGCTAACTACGCCTGCCATGTCGCTGCCTTTCTTTTGCTACATCGTTCACCGTGTACAGGTCACGAATATCGAACTCTATGTGATGAGGCCACCAGCCGACTGCTAACAGTAATTCTGCTAGTGCTCGTCGGTAGGTGCCTCGTTGGTAGGGCGGTCGTCGCCCTCACTGACTACTTCCAGCTTCACCACTTTTTTAATGAAGTCGTCAAACACTGCCGGTACAACGTGGCCGTGTTGTTTGCTGGCCTCATACGCTAGGAACGCTAAATCTTCCATACCGATGCCGTTTTGCTGCATGTGGCTGGCCTTCGTTTTGAATTTGCGTTCCCAGGCGACGGTGGTCATTAGGTCTGTGTCAACCTGATATTGGTCGTCGTCTTTTGTGGTGACTTGAATTGTTATTTGCATGTCGGGTCTGCTTTCTTAACTAATCAGCTAACGCTGCGGGTGTATTCTCCACCGCTAAATACGAGATCGATTTGCTGCAATTCGCCCAGGCTGCCTGAGATTGGCTGGAACGATGCGAGGTAAGCACCTGTGACCGTGTATTTGGGGTTAGTTGCGCTGGCGGTGGTGCTGCTAGTGGCGTACAGCTCCACGTCCACATTGGTGCCCAGAATCGACTCCAGGTTTTCCTCAACTTCTGAGCTGCCGTATGCGAGCATCAGGGTGCACGACACTTCTACGCTGGTCAAACCAGCAGTGTAGCTGCGTGCAGTATCTGCGAACGTCGTTTTCTCTAAGCTTTCCTTTGTAAGGGTGATCGCTGCCGACGTGCATTGGTCGCTGTAGTCAACTGCGTCAATGAGCAGCGCAGGGTTTGATAGTACGGTGGTTGTTGCCATTGTTATGTTCTCCTAGTTGAGAGTCTTACTGTGAGGTCGTAGGCGGGGATATTTTGCTCCCCGATTACTGCTGTTGTCGGTCTAAAGTCAACTACAGCGAGGGTGTCTAGCTGGTGGATAGTGTCAGCCAGTGTTAACAGGTAGTCGCTGCTGTCCTGGTTTCCTGGCGGTGCAGCCAACAGGCGCAACGTAATACGTGGGTCAATTATGTTGTTGTTGAACACGTCGCCAATAGGTAGCTCAACGAACACTGACATAGGCCGTGCGTTACGGGGGTCAGTCACGGTGACTATGCCAGCGTCAGTTAACGCTGTCACTACGCTGTCGTAGGCTTCAGCAAAAATGCCTGTGGCTGACATCAGCCGACCTGTGGCCTGTTGACACCCAACAGCTGCAGGATACGCCCGAACGACCCGCCGATTTGTGGTTGCCCGCCGAACTGGTCGAACGATGCGAACGACTCAACGCTGCCACGCTCCCTGTATAGGGTCGCTGCGTACAGTGTTGTACCGAGTTTTACAGCGTCGTTCGGTGCTGCGTCTGCGTCGTCGTGGTAGCCAGCTTCGACACGTCGCCGGTAGGCAAACACGTTAGCTGCGCCGACACACGTAGCGATATAGGCGGTGTCGTTCGCTGTCGCTGCAGAGATTCCTAAAAACTCTTCAACGTCTGCGCTAACAATCCACGTTGGTTCGGGTTCCCACGTGATCGTGCCGGTGTCCACCCCATAGGCAAAGTCGTCGCCGGTGTTCGGAAATATCACTTGATTAGGGCGATACACGTCATAGTCAAACACCAGTTCGCCCTCGTCAGTGACGTTGACTAGCTCGTATTCGACCAGTGACCACACGACCTGCTGGTTACCGTCTAGGCCACGTGTAGACCCTGACACGTTGATAAATGACCCTAGCGGTATGTTCGCTAACGGTTCTAGTGACTGCAGCACCCCATAGTTGTCAACACGTGTTGACTGGGTGATTTTGTACGTGGTCATAGGGTGCTGCAGTCTTTCTAGTTATCAGGCAATAGCGATTGACTTAACCTGTGAGTCGTCAGCAATGAACGATGCGACATAGCCGTAGTACGAGAATGTGCGTCCGAGGGTGGCGGGCACTTCAACGCTGCTGATACCACGAACCTGCTCGTAGAACTCAATCGCAGAACCACGTGCAACAATCATTGTGCCTGCAGCAAAGTTTTTGTCAGCGACGAGGTTAAGGCCGAACGGGTTAAACGTGTTGGCCTGCGTGACAGTGCCGGTACCCATACCGTTAACACCCATAAGACCTGCTGCGCCGGTGTACGGGAACACAGGCCGTTTGTCTGCGTCAAGCTGCTGACCGAGGCTGTACCACACATCTGGCGACACAAACACGTGGTCAGGCAGGAAGTTGGTAGCTGCGAGAATGTCACGTGCTGCGTCGTACAACGCTTGAATAAGCGAAGTGGGGTCGTTCGCTGTGACAGTCCAGGTTGAACCTGACGCACTTGCGCCTGCAACGATTGCGTCTGCTGCAACGTCGTCAGACTTGTCAAGGTATTCGTTTGCGAGGTCTTGCAGAATGATTTGCAACGCTGCAGGCGAAGTGAAATCGATATCTTGAACTGAGAGCGTGACCTGTCCCGCAAGTGTCGATTTCGACACGACGTTGCTGGCAATCACTGGGGTGGTGGCTGACACTGCTGCAAGCTCGCTTGACTGTGCGTCAATGCTGGTGTGCGTTGTCCACGTCGGGCGAATAAAGGTTTTGCTGTTACCGCCGTCAGGCATTGCACGTGCACCAACAGCGTTAACAACTGGTCGCACATAGTTAAAGTCTGCGAACACTGGCGCAACGATTGGCTCAGGCAACAGGCCTGGGGTGTCGGTGGTGATTACGTCACCGGCTGCAGCTTGCATAGCGGTCTGCTTGCTGCGTGCAGCTTCAACAAACGCTGTGTTCACCTTTTCAAAGGTTTCGCCACCGACATGGTAGGCAGCGAGGTATTCGCTGGCTGACGGCATGTCAAAATGCCGTTTCGGTTGTGCATATACGATTGGTGCAGTTGGCACGGTTTCGGCTGCTGCTTCGACCGCTGCGTTTTCTTCTGTCATTGTTTCTGTTTCCTCTTCAGGTTGGTTTGTTTCGGGTTCGTCGGGTTCTGCTGCGGTTGCAGCGATCTCTGTGATTCGTGCAGCCTGAAACGCTGGCTCAGCCACAATGCTGAGTTCTCGCCAGTTCGCTGCTTTGACTACGGTCACGGTGCCGTTTTGCTCTGTGTCCACAGGTTCAATACCGATAGACACACTGTCATACGCACCCATTTTTAGCAGCTCAACAATGTCGTTGCCTTCAGTGGTGCGTGCAATTTCGGCTGTAAACAACATGCCCTGGTCGGTTTCTTCACGTGCAGTGACCATGCCCACAATACGGTTGTGGTCGTGTTCTGCGAGTAGGCGGGGTGCTGCCCCTTCAACAGGCAATGCACCTGGCATGATTTGTACGGTTTCCCCGCTCAGCACGGTGGCGGTGTCACCGTAGGGCACCGCAATGCCTGAAATGGTGCGGGGTTGGTCGCCTGCTGCAGCGTCAAGCGTTACAGCTTGTGCGGTAAATCTGATCACGTTTCTGTTTCCTGTTCTGTTCGTGGTGTGCCAATAGTGTCTGCGGTTTCAATAGCGAACGTTCGCAGATATGCGTCGGTATCGAACTCGATGTGTTTACCTTTAGCGATCACGTTGTCACCTGACAGGGTTTCTGCGATACACGTCAGGAACGGTGACGCACCAAAGGTCAGCAGGTCTTGCCGTGCCTGTTGTGCGTTCTGATACGTCATTGACCCGACTGCTACGCCGACGAGGTAGGCGGGCACCTGGCAGAGTCGTGCCAGTTCTAAACTGGCGTACTGCCTGCTCTCTAACAACTGCAAGAGGTTCGGGTTTGATTTGAATTCGGTAAACGTGACGTGCTGGTTTAGTGCACCGATAGCGTTCACGCTTCTGGCCTGCGCCCACGCCGACGCTAGTTCTGTTAATTCTTCGCCCGACATTGGTTCACCGTCGGTTTGTTGCAGGTAACCGGCTGCGATGCTGTTGCTCGCAAACCGTCTAGCTGATTCGTCTAGTTTGTGTGCCGTGTCAATAGCGTTATTGCCTGCATACAAGATGCCTTCCTGCGGTGACAGGAACTGCACAACGTTGGCGGTGTCTAGTTCAACACCGTTATAGAACAAGTCGCTGGCAGTCGTAAACCACACGTCACCCTGGTCTGTGCTCGTCACCGTGTTAGCTGGTAACCATTGAAATGTCGCAGGGAACCCTGTGGCGTATCTGCTGGTCACATACAGAAACGCCCTGCCATACAGCAGCAAGTCGCTGACAAGGTTAGAGATAACGAATTGGCGGGTTACTTTCGGGTCAGGTCGTGTAAACCACGATTCGCCGAGCACATAGTTTTTGTCGTATTCGCTGGTCGTCGGGTTCCATTTCAGGGTGTAGCTGCGCAGGTTCAGGCTGGCAATAGTCGAACTGATAAGACCGACGGCACGTGTCACCGTCGGTATAGACAGTGCACGCTCAGCTTTCGCCCCGACAACGTTATTACTGAGCGTGCTGGGCAGTACCGATCGGCCTGCTGCAGCTTTAATGTTTGATACACCAAATGCTGGTGCTGGTTTCGCTCGGAACAGACCCACGACGCAACGCTAACAGTATTTGAACACGTTTAGGTGGATAGTCTACAAACCAGTAATGCCAGCCCGAAGGCTGGCACTCCGTGCAATTCCTTCGAAGTCATGCACTCTGGCTGCGGTCGTTACGGCCTCCGCAAATATGTACTGTCACCGTTAGCACCTTAGGTTATCACATCGCACTGCCCAACATTGGGGTGCGTATGTTTTGTGACGGTTTCGCACACAAACCAGCTGCAGCAATCATGCACCTGCACTGTTCAATGCTGCCAGGTGACTTAGCTGAGCTGATCGTAAGTTTGCCACCTGCTGCCCTACCCGATACGGCACGGTTCACGTGTTCGTTCAGCGACATCTGATCGTGGTGCAATATTTTGTGTTCCATAATGAGCGACCTAACGATGGCGGTGTATTTCGTCATTTCCTGTTGTCCCCATATTGTTGTGCGTCGCTGCAGCTCTGTCGGGCACAACGCATGTAGCCCTGGTGTCAACGCCAACAACAGCTGCCGATCTTCGGCCAGTTCTTCAGCTTTAAACCACATCTCGTCCAACGATTCGACCCTGAACTCGCTGAACACTTGCAGTTTGTTGTCGGCACGTTTAGCGACCCTGACACCGACATAGCCCACGCCGTCAGCGTCACTGTCAATAGCGACAACACCGCCTGCAGGCATTTCGTCGTCTGTGGTTAACCCTTCCCACGTGCCATGAGGTAGCCAGGAACCTACCGCAGAAGTCCACAGGTTCAGGTCGGTACGTAGCCAGGCTTCACGGTTCGGTGAGTTAAACCCGTCCTCTAGGTCTTGCATCGTCAGGAACCCCAACCCCATGCTCGGGTTTGCCAAATGCCAAAACGACCTGTCATTAAAATCTATGTTCGGTGGGGGTGACCACTCAGCGAAATGGATACGCCCAGGTTCACCCTTCTCTATCTGCTGGATGCCACGCTCACGCCACCTAATCAACGCAGTTGAATCTTCGGTGCCTGCGGTCGAAGTGAACACCGCCAACGGTGAACGCCTAGCCCGCTGCGTAGGCAACAGGCCAGCGTCAATCACCAGCTCAGACACAGCAAACAGCTCGTCAACAACTAGCAGGTCAACAGTTAAACCGTGCCCAGACTTAGGTGATGCAGACTGGATACGCCACCAACTACCGTCATCGTGCTGCGCCATCATACGCCCACTACTGACATACGTTTTGAACCCGTAACGCTCTTCTAACACAGGGAACAACTGCAACGGTAACAACTCTGCAGTGGTATACAGCTGCGCCAATGACAACACCTGCTGCGGTGACCCACGTAACAACCTGAACTCGGTAAGCCACCACCCAATGAGCGCAGACAGCAGCACTGTTTTGCCCTGCTGTCGTGCTGTGCTTGTCAAACTGTAACGATGCAAAAACTCTGCAGCGTCATCATGCTGCAACGCTTCATGCAACACCTGTTGCTGCCACGGGTACAGCTCCACGTCAAGGTTTTCTTTAGCCCAACGAACAACAGAACCCCCAAAAGAATCTGCCCCCCAACTTGCTGTGACCAGCCTGGGCTGAATCTCACCAGGTGTGAAATGATCGCTATCAGATTTGCTCTGATCGGTGTCTATATTGCTCTGTGGCGAGAGATCGGACGCA